GTCCCATGGTCACCTCCCGCAGAGGCATTTGGCCTCCGTCCAGCGGTTTACACCGCTGAACACCACCTCAGCTTTATGTCGACGTGAGAGGGACGTCCTGAACGTTCCAAATGCTCGCTGTCGACCCCTGGCTGGGGGCCGCTATCGGAGTTTCTACGCTCCAACATTAGCAGGCACTTGGTGAGGGCGCGCTCATCCCGCAAAGCATTCTGCGGAATTCGTGCTTTCACCTTCCAGCCCTTAACCTGAGGGCTGTGTAGGATCTCGTCAAACCTCTCGGGATAGTATCCCAGAAAGGAGTAACGGCCCAACACCGGAGAAGACGGCAAGACCGTAGGGAAGTGCTTAAGCACCGCCCTTATCTCGTCGTCAAGCCACTTCACGGTCTTCCAGTAGCCAGCGTAGTATAACTGGTTCCTGAGTGAGACCATAGATATGGCTTCCGAAACGTCAGTCAACTGCGTAGGGAACACTCGTCGGACTCGGACAATTGAAACGTCCTCGCCCCCGTAGTACTCCTTACCGCAAGACTCCCTGAACCTACCGGTCCAGAAAGACTTGGCCTTATTCACCCGAAACCCAAAGGTCTCGAGTGTACGGACAGTTGATTCCACGTAATCTCCGGGAACAATAATATCATCCCCGAAGACGCGCACCACACGCTTTAGCCGATGAACGGTTCCAGCGTGCATCTCCCCTTCCCAACGAAATGCGGAAGGGTCGAGCTGGCTCCTTTGCTCTCGTTCCACCCCCAAGAAGCAGCAGGTCGCGAAGACCATCGCTTCAAGGGGGAAGGTGAGGGCAGAACCCATAGACGCATACTTCCTGAGCTTTATAGTCTTTTTAAGCCCAGGGATCCACGCCTTCGTGGACCTGCATGCCATGACCGCACCGTAGAGATACGGGTGACCATGGAGCAGAGCCCCTACATGCGTGGTGGAGACACGATCGGATGCCTCGCTCAAATCGAGCGTGGCGAGGTTGCCCGTAAGGGACCCCTCTTTGGCCAGAAGCTGGTTAGGCTCCTGATCATCGAATCCAAGGACAAAGCGAAGGACATTACTGTCCGCCACAGAGTCCACGATCAACCGCAAAAGAGCCTGCTGCATATACATCATCGCAGTCGGCTCAATCGCGATAATTCGCGGTGTCTTCAGCGTTTTAGGAACGGTAGTCACCTTTACAGGTAACTCCCTCCAGGGTTCGAGGAAGTCCACACCGTCTAGCTGTTCCCTTAAAGACATTAGGGACCAGTTGGGAACCACATTCTCCAGAAATGGAAAGTATGGTTCTAGACGAATGGGCCAAGCGTTCTGACCGTACTTCTCGTTTCCTACGAGTCGATCGGCAGTGGCACCTGGTCCATGTTTAGGTAGATACTCGCCGAGAATGAGCTTTCGCTCTACCCGGTCGAGCGTCCCCTTGAACAGCAGGCTAGCCATCCTCCGGAAGTCCCTCAGTTGTTGAGGATCTCCCAAAAGGGTGGCATTGTCTGCTAGGACTTCCTTCTCACACTGGACGTACCCCGTGAGTGCCTTACGCACCCTGTGCGGAGCACAATCGAGCTGGATCTTGCCGAACATCAGCGTTAGCTGGCGAACGGCTCGAACCGACTCAACACATGGGTCGTCCAGAAGGATACCAGTGTTGCGGTCGAACACACGAGCGAGGAAACCTCCGCAAAAGCGGGGGAGCCCTGCCTGCCAGCCGAAACCGGCGAACAGGTCGCGCTCAACCCGACCCCGGTCGAGACTTCTTTCGAAGTCCTTACCGAAGGTTGGAAGGGTGATCGTTAGAAACGACACACCCTCGTGTTCGGTCCGCGCCGCGACAGTTTTGACGTCGCGGTCGGCGCTAGTGTGACATATGCTGGCTAATTCTAATGCCAGCACCTTCCAGAGTATCTGTAGGCTTTTCAGAAGCCCTCCTTAAATAGAGGTGCATCATCCTTGCCTGCAGGCGGTCCGCAGATTCCGTCCCCTGAGTTTGGGGGCACTCTTTCAACCGAGTGTTCGAACCAAATATGATTTCCTGGTTCGAAACGAATCCGACCAACGCTAGGAGAACGGCCCAAACCGCGGTCGTCGTAACCGAAAAGGTCACGACTACGCGGCGAGGATCATACTCCGAGCGTTTCCAACCATCCTGTGGTGGTTTTTCCATCCCAAGACCAGATGGGGTGACGGTCCACGTATGTGGACCACCGTCCCTAGGTCCAGGACGAGCGGCTATGCCGCACGTACAGGATCACTACGATTCGCCACCGAGGAGCTTGGTGACGATCAGGTTGGTACTCGCATCGAGAAGGGCATCGAAGCCCTCCTCGATGGCCAGCAGCTCCGCTGCCGTGTATCCCGCCCGAGGTGCGTCGAAGACCGTGTAAACGGACGCCGAGTACATCTCGTTCTGGGAAGGCACGAACATCGAGGCTGCGACCTTCGAGTGGTCGAGCCGAATAACCCTCCTTGTCCTGCGCCCGTAGGCGTGGGACGCGGAGAGTTTCACGAGCCCATCCGCGCTCAGGTACTCCGCCTTGTTGGCTCCCGTGGAAACACGGGGCAACGAGATCGGAACGCCCGAAATCGTGATGGACTGTGGGTCTGCGAATGCCATTAGGCTACTCCTTTTGCACAGGCGGCATTAACCGCCCGGGTGTTTTGACGACAGGTACAACATCTGTCTTCAGCTCCGGGATAAACCCAAAGCCGCAGCGATGGAGACCTGGTAGGGTGACAAACCTTCCCAGGATACCCCAAAACCAAAGGGGTTAGCACGCTTCCTCACCTTCGTCTCAGTGACTAGGGTAAGGTTAGCGACACCACCAGTGAGGCCGACATGGCCTCCCTTGGTGATGGCATAGGCATCCGTAACGATGGTATGTTCCATCAGATACCCATACCGCATAACCAGGCCGTGCTCGGCCCAATCCGAGAGATTAGATACAACGTCTCCCGTGTTGGTAAACCAATCCACGGCCCAGCTCCAGGGGGCGAGATTCCAGAGAACATCTGGTGTCAGTGAAACGCCAAGTATTCTATTGGCGAGCAGTGCGTAGCGTTCCATCTTCTTTCGCGAGTTGTACCCGCTAGGAAGGTAGTACGTGAAAGCACCGCTAAACCACTGATGACGGACCGTCTCACGGGTCCTAATCACGTCCCCAAAGTTCGCGGGGTCTTCCAGACCAGGTTGACGTGCCACTAAGGCAGCTGGCACGTTCGTCCTGATCGTGGTTGTTTCCACGGACTTCTTCGATGGGAATCGGTAAAGCCTCCTGACTACGCGGCCTGAGTCCCGCTCGTACTGAGCGAGTAACTCGTCCGCCCGCATCACCCCGGAAGCGAATTTCTCCACTTCCTGGATGATAGGGATCCAGCCGAACTGTAGGTTTAGGTACTCGCCGCCACTCTTTCGAGCGGCGTCGGACTTTGACTTCCAGAACGTCTGCCCCACAGCGTGGGGAAGTCCCTCCCGCAGAAGTTCTGCGAGAGCGACGGAGACATCAGCGATTGAGTTGGTGGGCTTACACCTGCCGATAGCAGTCGCCCCCTGAGCGTGAAGTTGGGTAGTACCCGACTCCGCACTTGGGGGAAACGATACTGCCGACGGTGATATCGGTAACACGGGACCCACATAAGTCTGTGTGTCCTTAGTTCCGAACTGATTGATGTCCTCCCTTCGGAGAGAGACAGTGTATGGCGTTGTAGCCATGTACTGCCGCGAGGTTCTAAACTCGCCACCAATGTCACCGCGGAAAACTCCGGTCTTATGACCTTTCCACGGATGGCCCTCCGAGTCAGTAATCTGACTCTCTGTGATTGAAGGGAAAGCAAGGATGCTTTGAGAGTAGGGCGGTTGAACCGTCCCATTCTTGAGCGTAAACCAAGCTTTATAACTGCCTTTCGGAAAATCAATCCGTCTAGAACGACGACGGGTTGTCACCTCAGGCCCCAGATCACAGACATCGAAACTCCTCTGGTTGGTTCTTTCATCGACATTACTGTCGATGGGTGATGTTGCACTGCGTTGCGCCCCCCTCTCGGGG